ATAAGAATGAAGGCGATCAAAGCACGCTAATTAAATAAATATGGCAAAAATAAAAAATAAGTATTCTCAATTTCCTAGTCAGGCTGTTTCTGACTCTGAGAAAAGAAGTATTGAATACGGCACTGCGGTAGCTACAGCTATAGAGCAAGAGTGGTTTAATAGCGGGAATGGGAGCCAAGGCAAATACTACGAACTAAAAGATAATTTTCATAGACTACGGTTGTATGCTAGAGGAGAGCAATCAATTAGAAAATACAAAGATGAGTTTGCAATTAACGGAGATTTGTCATATCTTAATTTAGATTGGAAGCCTGTCCCTATTATACCTAAGTTTATAGATATTGTTGTAAATGGCATGCAAGATAGGCTGTACAGCGTTAGAGCAATTGGTGAGGATTCAATATCTACAGGTCAAAGAACTCAATATGTAGAGGGTATTCAAAGAGATATGAATACTAACTCTATGCTAGAATTGATTGAGCAGCAGCTGGGAGCAAACATAAGAAACATAGAAAAAGAAAAATTACCTGGCTCTACAGAAGAACTAGATCTTTTTATGCAGCTTAATTACAAGCAAGGCATTGAAATTGCCGAAGAGCAAGCTATTAGTAGTGTATTTAATCAAAATAAATATGATTATATAAAACCCAGAATAGATTATGACATTGCAGTATTAGGTATTGGGGCAGCAAAGCATTCTTTTAATAATACTGATGGCATAAAAATAGATTACGTTGACCCGGCTAATTTAGTTTGGTCTTACACTGAAGATCCTTATTTTTCAGATTGTTATTATTTTGGAGAAGTAAAAACAATTAAAATAAACGAACTTAAAAAGCAATTTCCTCAATTATCAAATGAAGAAATTGGAGATCTTGCTAAAAAAAGTAATGGTTATCAAAACTATAATACAAATTATAACAGAGAGGGTAATCAAAGCTATGACAATAATATTGCAACTGTTCTTTATTTTAATTGGAAGACTTGGGAAAAAAATGTTTATAAATTAAAAGAAACCATATCTGGAGGAGAAAAAGCAATAGAAAAAAATGATTCTTTCAATCCACCTAAAGATAAAAGAACAAGGTTTTCAAGAGTAGCTAGAGCACAAGAGGTTGTTTATGAAGGAGTTTATATATTAGGCGCTAATAAGCTTTTAAAGTGGAAAAAAGCTTCTAATATGATAAGACCTCATTCTAATACTAACAAAGTGTTGATGAATTATATAGTAGCTGCTCCTAGGATATATAAAGGCAAGATAGACTCTTTAGTTTCTAAAATGATGTCTTACGCTGATTTGATTCAGCTTACACATTTAAAACTGCAACAAGCAATACAAAGAATGACTCCTTCGGGAGTTTATATAGATGCGGACGGGCTTGCTGAAATTGATTTGGGTAATGGTACAAGTTACAATCCTCAAGAGGCTTTAAACATGTATTTTCAAACTGGGTCTATTATAGGCAGATCTTTAACCGTAGAAGGTGATCCAAATCCAGGTAAAGTGCCAATACAAGAACTACCAGGAGGTGGCGGAAATCAGGTACAATTATTAATTGGTGCATATAATCAATATTTGCAAATGATAAGGGACATTACCGGCCTTAATGAGGCCCGAGATGGTTCAGACCCTGACCCCAAAGCTTTGGTGGGAGTACAAAAAATGGCAGCTGCTAATAGTAATGTAGCCACTAGACATATATTGGACTCTAGCATGTTTATTACATTAACAATAGCAGAAGCAATATCTTTAAGATTCAAAGATGTTTTAGAGTTCCATCCAACAAAAGAAGCATTTATAACAAGCTTAGGCCAATTTTCCGTAGGGTCCTTAGAAGAGTTAAATAATTTGCATCTTCACGATTTTGGAATATTTTTAGATCTTCAACCCGACGATCAAGAAAAACAATCTTTAGAAAATAATATACAAATTGCTTTATCTCAACAAAGTATATTTTTAGAAGATGCTATTGATATAAGAGAAATTAGGAATATTAAGTTAGCAAATCAGCTGCTTAAGTTCAGAAGGTTAAAGAAACAAGCCGTAGACCAACAAGCTGCTCAGGCAGCTTCCGTAGCTCAGGCGCAAGCACAAGGGGAGGCACAAATTGGTATTGAAAATGCAAAATCACAAGCTGCTCAGGTTAAAGCTGATTCTGCTATTCAAATATCTACTGCTGAAAATGAATTGAATATTAAAAAAATGCAATTTGAAGCTGAAACAAAAAAACAGCTTATGCAATTTGAATATGATCTTAACGTAAAATTAAAAGAATTAGAATTATCTGCGCAAAAAGAATTAGTTGAAAAACAATCTGAAACGCAGGAAAGAATTGCTGATAAAAAAATATCAGTAAGTTCTATAGCTGGCCCGCCTAAAACAGAAAAACCAAAAAAGTCATTTGAGTCAAAAGGTAATGACGTACTGGGAGGTTTTGACTTATCTAGGTTTGAGGCAAAGTAAATTAAACTATTATATTATATCTTATGGAAGAAAACATTGAAGTAAAAGCGGTTGAAGTAAAAGAAGAAACTTCACCGCAAGAAAAAGAAGCCGCTGCGCTAGAACAAGCAATAGAAAGTGGCGAAGTAGATTCTAACTATGGGTTTCAAGATGACGGCGTATATCGCGTAAATGTTGATACTCCTCCAACACAAGAAGCTGATGCCAGTGAAAAGCAAAGCGCAGATGAGGTATCTGTACGCAACGAACCCGAAGCTAGCGAAGAAGTTCGTGAAGAAAACGAGCAAGAAAGCATTGAAGAACTTACCGAACAAAGTGAAGAAAAAGAAGAAAAAGAAACGTTAGAAATTGTAGAAGAATCTGAACAAGAAATTGTACAAGATGCTGAACAAGATGTTGTACAAACAAATGAATACCCAGAAGATGTTCAAAAACTAGTAGAGTTTATGCAAGATACGAATGGCACTTTAGAAGATTATGTTAATCTTAATAGAGACTATTCTAAAATGGATAATACTACATTAGTTTATGAATATTATAAAAATAATAAACCTCATTTGAATAACGAGGATATTAATTTTTTAATGCAAAAAGATTTTGCTTATGATGAAGATGTTGCAGAACCTTCTGAAATTAAAGCAAAACAATTAGCATTTAAAGAAGAATTATATAAAGCTCAAAAGCATTTTAATGATTCAAAGGAAAAATACTATGCAGATCTTAAGTTAAGAAAGCAAAATGAAGTACCCGAAGAATATAAGGAAGCTCAAGACTTTTATAACGAAGCAACTAAAATACAGGAAAAAGCAGAAAAATTAAAAAACACATTTGATACTAGAACAAATAATTTCTTTAGCCAAGAGTTCAAAGGTTTTGACTTTAAAGTTGGAGATAAAAAATATAGGTTCAAAGTAGATGATGCAAAAAAAGTAAAAACAGCTCAATCAACAATTAATAATTTTATTAAACCTTATTTAAATAAAGAAGGTGAAATGGAAAAAGTTGGTGATTATCATAAAGCTTTATTTGCTGGAAGGAATGCTGATAAAATAGCAGCCCATTTTTACGAGCAAGGCCGTGCCGATGCTATAAAAGAAACAGTAAAAAAATCTAAAAATATTGATATGAGTCCCCGCAGCGACAATTCCGCTGTGCAAAACCCAAATAGTAAAGTTAGAGTTGTTGAAAATGATTCCTCAAATAGGTTGCGCATAAAATGGAATAAATAATTTTTAAAATTTAAAAAATGGCTTTTACAAGTGGAATACCAGCAGCTTTGCAACCAACTCAAAGCAAAGCTCTTTATACTGGTAACTATATTGATTTTACAGATAGCTCATTTAATCAGTGGGCACAACAATTTTTACCTGATGTATACGAACAAGAAGTTGAAAGATATGGAAACAGATCTATAGGCTCTTTCCTTCGTATGGTATCAGCGGAGATGCCGTCTACTTCAGACCAAATTATTTGGACTGAGCAAGGTAGATTGCACACACGATATGCAAATATTGTTTATATTAGTGATGCTGGCACAATGCCAACTTCTGGAACAACCCCGGGCACAGCCAGTGCCGTAACAACAGGCGGTAATGTTGGTAACTTTTTTGTTCCAACTGCACAACCAACAAGTCTGGGCATTACTTCTCAAGGAACAACTGCTGTTAATTTCCGTAAAGGACAAACAGTAATGATCCAAGCTCAATCTTCAGCTACATCGGCTGTAGGTGGTAGCGGAGCAGTAATTAAGGGTATTGTAACAAACGTGAGTGGACAATACTTCCAGGTTAAATCTTTAGGAGGTGTGCCTGCAATTACAAATGCACAAAGGTTTACAGCTCTTGCTTATGGATCTGAATTTGCAAAAGGCACTGGTAACTTTAACGAAAAGCTAGACCCTAGCTACGCTACATTTACCAACTCTCCTATTATTCTTAAGGAGCACTATTCAATTAATGGTTCTGACACTGCTCAGATTGGTTGGATTGAAGTTACTTCTGAAAATGGGGCTTCTGGATACCTATGGTATCTAAAGTCTGAGCACGAGAACAGGCTACGTTGGGAAGACTATTTGGAAATGTCTATGGTTGAAGGTGTCAAGCAATTGAACACTGGAGCTACTCTAGACTTTTATGATTCAGGTATTACGGCTACAGCCAAAGGTACTGAAGGATTTTTTGAAGCTGTTGAGGCTAGAGGTAATGTATACTCTGACTTTGGCGCACAAGTTTCAGGTGGTGCTTTAACTGATTTTGATGCTGTTCTTAAGCAACTAGATAAGCAGGGTGCTATTGAAGAAAATATGCTTTTCTTAGGAAGAGATCTTTCTTTAGAAATTGACGATATTCTTGCACAACAAAATGGTGGATACTCTGGAGGTACTTCTTTCGGTGTATTTAACAATAGCGAGGATATGGCTCTTAATCTAGGATTTACTGGATACAGAAGAGGTTCTTATGATTTTTACAAAACTGATTGGAAATATCTAAATGATTTTTCAACAAGAGGTGGTTTTAAAGATATTGAAGGTGTGCTAGTTCCTGCTGGTACTTCTACAGTATATGATCAAGTTCTTGGAAAAAACATTAAAAGACCTTTCCTACACGTAAGATATAGAGCTTCTGAAACTGAAAACAGAAAAATGAAATCTTGGGTTACTGGATCTGTAGGTGGCGCTTCATCATCTCCAATTGATGAAATGAGAATGCACTATCTATCTGAAAGATGTTTAATTGTACAAGGTGCTAATAACTTTGTATTGTTTAAAGCATAGTGATTAATAGAGGATGGGCGGCTTCGGCTGCCCTTACCCTCTTTTTTAATTTTATTATATTATATTATGACTACACAAGCAAAAAAAAGAATAGTCGACCCTGAAAAAGGGTGGGAAATAAAAGATAGAGTGTATGTTCTATCGCAAAATAGATCACCAATAAGCTGGACAATTCAGTCTAAGCATACATTAAGAAAACCTTTATTTTGGTTTGATGAAAATACTGGTGAAAATAAAGAAATAAGATATGCTACCAATCAAAAATCTTTGTTCGTAGGCGAACAAGACGGGTATGTTACATTGGGGCATGTTACATTTTTAGATGGAGTTTTAGAAGTGCCAAGACAACAGCAAGCTTTACAAAAGCTTTTGTCTATATATCATCCGAACGTGGGTGATTTATGGCAAGAAATTGATGAAGTTGCGGAAGCATCTGATGAAATTGAAACTTTAGAGCTTGAATTAGAAGCATTAAACTTAGTTAAAACTTTAGATATTGAACATTTAGAAGCTATTATGAGAACAGAATTAGGCTCTACAGTAGCAGATATGACATCTAAAGAATTGAAAAGAGACGCTTATAGGTTTGCTCAAAATGATCCTGCATTATTTATAGAGTTATCCCAAGATGAAGATATTAAATTAAGAAACTTAGCAAATAGAGCAGTTGAAATTGGTATATTAAATCTTACAGATGATGGAACTACATTTAAATTAGCAAACGGTAAAAAGGTAATGACAGTGCCTTTTGATCAGCACCCTTACGGGGCATTAGCAGCGTACTTTAAAACAGATGAAGGCGTTGATTTAATGAAATCTATTATGAAAAAAATTTCATAATAAAAGGGCGTAGAGTGAGAAATCAACTCTATGCTCACTAATTAATAAATAAAACATGGTAAATATAAACGACGTATACCAAACCGTACTTACTATTGCTAATAAAGACAACAGGGGTTACATAACACCTGAAGAATATAATAGACTTGCTGATATAGCTCAAAATGAAATATTTGAAAGTTATTTTAACAAGCAATTAATGTATGAGGCCGGCGGTTTGTATAATGCTGATTTCTCAGATCCTATAATAACTACCGCAGAAAAAATCAATATTTTTTATAATAGTAGTGATTTGACTCAATCAAATGGGACTTGGGGTTTCCCAACTGATTTTTATAAATTAGGTAGTGTACAAGTTAATGGTATAGAGGCAGATTTTGTTTCTCATAGAGACGTCAAGTTTATAAACCAATCGCCACTAACCTACCCTGTAGCGAGTCAACCTGTTTATACAATAGTTGGCAGTGCTGTTAGAATATACCCTGCAACAATAACAGCAGGTGTTAATATAGAGTATTTAAAGAAGCCCAATGAACCTAAATGGGGTTATATAATGCCTACAGCTTCACAAATAGCTTCTGGAGTACCTAACAAGCCTATATACGATTCCACAGCTTTTAATCCAGCTACTGACAGTTATACAGCAACCGCAAAGTCGTTAAACTTTGAATTACATACTTCAGAATATTCAGAGTTAGTATATAAAATACTTACTTTAGCGGGAGTTACTATAAAACAAGCGGACATAGCAGGATTTGCACAAGG